AATTTTCTGAATTGACAACTGAGTGCCATTGATAGTGGCTTCGTAACCAGTTTGTACGATTTTACCCGCACTAGACGCATTACTTGTTAATGCTTTAATTGGTATACCGCTTGAGTAGTCTGCAACCGCATATTCACCAACCCCATACTCGAAATAGCCTTGAGGTGGAATAAAGACGTTCTCTGACTGATAAGCACCCGAATAATCAAAAGCCCACTTGATTGTGAGGAACTGGTTAGAACCACCGATCACCACGGCAGTAATAGACTTCAGAATGGAAATCTGATTAGGATTGCCTAAGTCAGCATTGTTTGTGTAGTACAGGAATCGATAAGTAGAAGCATCATCAAGATAACCACCATACTTACCAATGTAGCCGTTCTTGCCAATGTATAAATCACCATTTCGCAACGATCTTAGTGCAGTTGGTGAAATACTATCCCATTTGGTTACACGGGAAGCACCATCTTGCAGAGATTGTTTGGTATCAAAGCAGTAGACTTGCAAAGTAGCTGGCAGAACAAGCAGATAAAAAGCATTCTTCTCTGAATAAACAGACTTGACGTTTGCTAGTGTTTCTCCAGACAAGGAAGATTCCAAATCAAATCGAACATTCTTAGAAAGGTCTCGCAATGGAGCAGACTTCTCTTGAATTGTCCTCATCAATGAGCGAACACCTGAGTCTGACAAGAAAACAACATCAGTACCAATACTTTGAATGGTATCTCTAGCGATACATCCAATAGAGCCTACTGTGTCGCTCAGAACAAGTGATGCGGGAGTAGAAGCACCAGAGTAAACAAGAATCTGCTTCTTACCAAAGATAAACAAGAAATCATTGTGAGCTGCCAAGCCCATGACTTCATCAGCACCATTAGGCCATACACGAGATACATCCAATGAGCCTGAAGTGCCACCACCCCATACATGACCTGCAATCAGATCAGAAAAGGTAACAGTTACTTTGTCAGTAGATGTATTAGCTACCCACAAGCGACCAAAAGCTGAAATAGCAATGTTGGCTTGAGGAACTGTAGCTACATAACCAGACTTCTCTGACACTCTGCGATAAGTAGTTGTACTTACTGCGGGGTCATAAATGAGAGGATCGTGACCAGTTTGGAAGAAGTATGCAATGCCATTCAAAGATGCACACTGCCAATTACTTGCTGAAATAGTAGGAGCAGAACCGCCACCACCATAGGTCAACTCAGTCACCGCATTAGCAGTACCAAGTTTAAATATCTTGTTGTTTCCAGCAAACAGAACTGTCAAAGTCCCATCGTTTTGAACTAACTCATGGATAACACCAACATCGTTAGCACCCAAAGCACCAGAGGAAGAGTTAACCCTTGACCAACCTTTTCTAGCACCAATACGACCATACTGATCCAAGATGCAGTTAGTTGCAACCAAAGCAAAACCAGCCCCTAAATCAAGGGGAGAATCTTCAGTATTCAGGCCATAAAAGCCTGGTGCTGAGAGACTGTAACTTTGGAGTGCTGATGCCATTAGACCGCCACAAAGTTGTCTTCGGGATAACGAGTGCTTTCCAATGCAATAGCATCAGAGAGCATTCCTCTAAACAAAGCATAAGCCTCATTAGAGTTAGTTCCACCATCTTCACCACGCTCAATCAAAGCACGAGAATAAGCACTTTGAGCAACCAAATAATCTAAGACTTTTACAGATGTGCCATCAGCAGACAGATTAGCCTGTGGGACAGTTACATCAAACTTCAATGTATATACGCCATCAGGAACTGGGAACAAATCAATCTTTGTGTCGCCATTGCCATCTACACCACTAAAGCAAAACTCTGAGGGAATAGACTGTGAAGGTGTACCAAAGTTGAGCTTGCGGTTCATGTCCGCAACAGTAGTGTTATCTAAAGTAATAACACTTGTGGTATTGATAGCATCGTTAACACGAAACTTCTGACCAACACCAGTTAAAGCATAGGAGCTTGTGCCAGAAGCAGTAGTAACTGTAATTGTTTGAGATAAGACATTCCATGAATAAGCATCTTCAATCTGACGCTTACCATCATTGACAAACTTGCCAATCAAAGCAGAATAGGCGGTTTCGCCAACAGTAGATACTGTGCTTTCACGCAAGCGAACTAACACATCGTTAACAAGTTCTAAATAGGTCATGTTCGTTGCGCTCCTGATACTTCAAATGTGGCAATAAAACTGAATGTACTTGCACTTTGAGTAGTAATTTGAATTCTATCGCCTTCTTCTAAAACGATATAAGCATTGCCATCAAACTGAAGGTATTGCTTAGATGTAAAGTCGTAATTAGTAAGAATATCCAAGGTTGTGGCAGCACTTGCGTCATACCATTGAACAGTAATGTGCTTAGTCGAACCACCAGTATTGTGAATGTACATCACAGTAAACTTGGCGTAATAACCCGTAGGAACTGTATAAACAGTTGTCAGCGTTGCGGCTGTTGGGTTAATTCCGACAGATACTGGTCTCACTTCATATTCCTCTTAGAGATCGCTTTGGCTTTAGCTTTAGCGTCTTCCTTGGATGTTGCGCCCCAAGCTCTAAGAGAAAGTAAAAGTCGGGTAGGCTTTCCATCTTTCATCTCAGCGCCAGGCATATTGCCCATTCGTGCTAAAAAGGATGCCCTACGAGGGTTATCTCCCGACTTAACTGGTGGTTTTAAATTGCCACCTGTTTCTGCATTATACGATGCTCTGCCTTTAGCATTCAAGCCCCCTTTGGGGTTTTGATGCGCTTTTAAGGTCATTTCTTTTTAGCAGTCTTCGCTGCTTGCTTAAATGACGCCTCAGTAGGTGCGCCTTTAGAACCAACCTTACGCATCTTTTCCTTAGAACCCGCTTTGATGCGTTCTTGTTTGGCATTGATGTTAGCGTAGAGACCTTGTTTCATTTCTTACCCTTTGGTTTAGACATACCTGCTTCGGATAAAGCAATAGCCACAGCCTGTTTTGGATTAGTAACGACCTTTTTATTGGTAGTCAACTTGCCCTTACCAAACTCAGTCATTACCTTGCTGATCTTCTTTTGGGCTTTAGTTTTCATATCAATACATGATCTTTGCGATGATTGTTCCAGATGTATACGCTGTGCAATTGGCTCTCAAATACTTAGGAGCATTAGCCAAAGTAACAAAGCCGTCAGCCGTTAAAGCAGTGCCAACAGTGCTAAATGTTGTGCCATCAAGACTACCTTGAAGGGCAACAGTAGCAGTTGTGATACCTGTAACGTGTAGAATTGCTGGCATACCAGCATCTACCTGAACAGCCTTAGAAGCACCTGTAGCAGTAACAGAGCTAAGAAGGGTAACGGGAGAAGTTAAAGAAGACATTATTTACCCCTTGTGGATTTTTTCATCATATTGGTAGCAGTACGACCACCACGAGTAGGCATAGCTTTAGGCTTACCAATAGCAATCATTACAGTAACGGGCATAGATTTCTTCTTGCCATACTCTTTGGCTTCTTTCTCGCCTTTTTCTGTGTATGGGAATTTCTTGTTTCCAACTTGTGGCATATAAATCCTTATCGAACTAGCTTGGTTGCAATGAAAGAAATGATACCGCCAACAACAGAGGCGATTGCCATTCCAACGAAAAAGCCACCTTTAGACTTGTTTGCCATTTCTAAAAGCGTTTTAATATCTTGGCGAAGTGCATGGACTTCATTCTGTAAAGCCTCAACTTGAGCTTCCAACTTACCAAATTCTCTTGGATCAATTTCCGACATTTTCAACCTCTTTCCTTGGTCTGCCCAACTTAGGTTTGTCTTCAACTTTCTTTGGAGTTTCCTCAACAAGGACGTATCCTTCGTGACCTTTCATGCTATCAATATCATGTTGATAGGTGAAAGTAACTGTGTTTCCCGACTTTAGACAACGAAAAGTAGCCATAAAAACTCCAAAAAAAGGGGGGTATTAGCCCCCTTTAATTAAACTGCACGACCAATGATCAAGGTCAATGTAGTTGATGCCAAGTCTACAGAACTGCCTGTAGGGTTGTAAGTTACGATAGTAACTGTATCAGCGGCTGAAACATAGGCTCTGCGAACCAAACCTGCCTCAGAAACGCCAACAGACATACCGATAACCATATCGCCTAGCTTTACGCCTGGTACTGTAACTGTATCTGTAGCGGTTGCAGTAGTAGATACTGATCCGCTATCAAGAGTGCATGAAACGTCCCAAGTGTCTGTAAACAAACCACGGAACTGGTCATTGCCCCTGCGGGAAACGACTGCTGTTGCTGCTGCCATAATAAATCTCCTTGATGTAAAAAATCCCCCCACCGATTAAGGCGAGGGGAAAAGGCAACTATTAGGCTGGAACTGCTAACGCAAATGCGCTAGAAGACAAAGCTGCACCAGTTGTGGCGGCTGTACGCATTGCTTTCACACCATAAAGTGTGTCAGATGTGAACAAGGTAGCCAAGTAGTCTTGTTTGTACTGAGTTTGTGAGCGGATGCCCATTTGCTCAACCAAGACCATAGAGTCTTTGTGACCCATCAAGCAGATACGATCTGTTGTGGAGTTACCAGCAGCAGTATCAGCATTGCTTGTTGTGAACACGGGGATACCATACAGTTGACCGATTTCACCATTACGGATTGCATTGCCATTACCCACAAAAGCCTGCTCGGTGTAACGGGCAAGACCCATCAACGTATTGCGGCTTGAAGGAGGAATGATAAAGAAGCGACCATCCATAGGAGTGTCGTTGTCATCCAAACGCTGAATAGTGCGACGAATAGCAGCGTCAGTCAATGCAGAAGCATTGGAAGATGTGCTGTTATAAACAGTAGTACCATCACCGCCAACAAAGGCTTTGGTGGATGTATTGCTTGTCGCATAGTCGTTAGTACCGACAGTAGCACCATTGAATGCACGACCCAATTGGATCAAGCTAGTGTCTACTTGCTTGGCAAGCGCATAGCCAGCGTCAGCAGTGTAGAACTGGCGCAAGCTGTTCAGGGCTTGTGCTTCAACGATGTCCTCAATGAAACGTGAATACTCAAAGTGTTGGTTAATGTTAACCAAAACTTCTGTCTCAGTGTCGGCAATCAATGTAACGGCAGTAGATGCCGCTTTTGCTGTAGCTGAACCACGGGTAGGAGCTGGAATGTGAACAGTGTCACCTTTCTTGCCCTTGAAGTTCATCTTCATTACGATGTTAGCCAAAACAAGGTTTTTCTTGTAAGCGGCTACGATTTCGTCAGACCAGATTTCTGGAATGAACGTTGCTGCGGTGGTTACTGTTACCGCTGGTGTTGGATATGCCATGATTAAATCTCCTAAAACAAATTTTAACGAACCCGTTTCTCTATGTACGCTTGCATGATTTCATCACTAAGCGCTGCATAACGATCTGGGTCTCTCAACTGAAGCTGAATAAGGTCAGCCCTTCGATATACCTTCTTTGATGATTCACCAGAACCACCTACATCAACACCTACTGCCTTTAAGTTCTGCTTGCGAGTTACCTCACCCTCATCACTTACTTGCTTACTTTTTACAGTGCGTAGCTGTTTATAGGTAGATAGCAATTCATTGGCTGAGTCGTAATCGTATCCAGAATCGGCTTGCTCAAAGATTTTAATGCGAATAGGGCTAGACTTCACCCAATTTGCAAAGTCCTGATCTTTAGCAATTTCGCCAAAGTCGGGATGTTCTTGCGCTAACCTTTGCTGAATTTGCGCCCTTTTCATCTCTTGCGTAACTTGACGTGCCGCTAGGATGTCAGGGTGATTATCAACAGTCCTTTGAACTGCCTTCTGTGGATTCTCAAAGAAATCTACTTCAGGCTCATCCTGTCTAGTCTGTTGCTGTCGTGAACCAAGGTTCTGTTTGATAAGTTCATCGGCTAACTTTCTGACCTCGCCTACTTCCTGCGCTTGCTTTCCAATTAGCTTTTCAGCCTCTTGGTGCATCTTCACAATCTCGTCTAAACTTTTATCCCTGTATTTCTCAGGAAGTTCAGCCTTTTGCTCGATCTTCTGTTGTTCAATCTCTAACTCGCCAAACTCTTCTTTTTCATCATCAACTAACATACTTATTTCCTTTTCCTGCCGTCAATCGGTTGTAGGAGATTCAACTCGGCATAATTGCTTATGAGTTGAGTTTGCGTTCACTCTTCAACTTATCGGTATGACTCTTATCAAACTTCCCGTGGGCAGTAGGAAAAGAGCCAGACCAACCTTCTAGTCGAAAAGCTGGCGCTGATAAAATGCGATGAGTTTCCTCACCACAATCACACACAAGACTTGTTGTCTCATAAACAACAAATCTCTCTGTCTTATGCCCGTTTATACAGGCAAATTCATACATTCTTCTCATTTAAGTCCTCAAATGCTCTTTCGCTGACTTGTTTCAAGTTTTTCAGCCAAATAAGTATAGATAACTCGCCTTTTCTGAATTGTAAACTTTTTTCGTCTGCAATTGTTGAGATATTATTTAAAGGCTCTATCATTTTGTCAACATCTTCCATTAAATCTATCCACCCTTG